AAAAAAGTTGGTGTACCAGATAGAGCTGATATATTACCAGATGCTATTGTTGCAGTACCTAAACTACCATAATCTGCAAAATATACTCTACTTAGACCACCTACTGATTCTTTACAAGGTAACTGTCTTCCTGTTGTTAATCCACAAGCCATAATTTATTTTATTTTAAAAAAAAAGGTAGGTAGTATAATGCCACCTACCCTTTTTAAGTTATACTATTATTTTAATTACGATGTAGCGTATAATACAATATCACCACCAATAGCGTGTTGTATACCTGCTGTAAATCTCATTACTACTCTCACGTTTTGAGATCCATCTAGATCTGCCATATCAATTACTTTTACTTCGTTTTGATCTGACATTAACCCAGTTCCAAAAAATAGGTTACTAGCTTGTGCTGCTACCGCATCGTTGTCTGTTAAACCAGGAGCGTTTACTATCTTTATACCATCAAACGATAATGCATTACCACTATTGTACCATTGTGTACCTTGAGCGTTTGTACCTGCTGCACCTAATCCTGAAGCACCAAATCCACCTAATGCTCTAATATAGTTTCTATGCATATTAGAAGGTAAGTAGATTGTTAAATCTTCTGAACCATATACTGCAGATGGAATAGCGTCTGCTATTTTACCTAATTCTGCTATAATGTTTGCAGAAGTAGAAGCTGTACCTGTTACATCGTTTACATCACCATCAGCACCTAGAGTTGTAATAAACCCATCAAATTGTCCTGTTGTAGCATTAGTTCCTGCCCAAATGTTTTGTTCCATTCTTTGAGCTACTTTGTCTGCTACGTGAGCAATTAAAAAATCAGAGAACTTTGGAGGTAAGTTGTCAAATGCAGAATATCCCATTTGTACTGCTTCCCAGTCAGATCTAAAATCTTTTTTACATAATTCTAAGTTTACCTGAAACTCCTCTGGTTGTAAGATTCTTTCAGTTAAAGTTAGTGTTGAAGTATCTGTAAAGTCACAAGTAGCATCTTTTACGATACCATCTGTTGCTACTTTTTTCATTACTTGCTTAAATTTTACATTAGGTACAATTGAAATGTTACCCTCTGCTAACGTTTTACCTGATAATAGAGCAGCTGAAATATACTTTCCTGCAAATTCACCAGCATACGTTGTTGTTATTGAAGTTGTTGTTGCCATTATTTAATTAATTATTGTTAGAAATTGCTTGTAATACTCTACTATAAGTAGTGTTTTGGTTTTTGTTGACAGCAAACCTTGCACCTAATTTTTCTTGTACATTTTCAGGTGAATGTTTAATGCCTTCTGCCGCAGGTTTAGATAATTCTTCTTGCTGTGACATTTCCTCTTTTTCTTCTTTTTTATCGACCATTGCATCAATGATCTCTTTTAGTTGTCCTTTTACTTCTTCAACAGATTCTGCTAAAGCTGTAAGTTCCTCTTTAGTAGCATAACCCATTTCTGATTTTTCTTCTTCTTGAGCTGGTGCTTCTTCAAGGTTAGTATCTTCTACTGCTGCTGCAGTTTCTTCTACTACTTCTTCTGAATTTTTGATATCTTCTATCATACCTTCTGTTTTAACGATTAATATTCTATTGTCCGATAGTTCGTACTCACCTACAGGTAAGGGAACATTCTGGTCCTCTGTTTTAATAAATACTTCACTACCTGATTCAAATTTATCAGCAGTTAGCACAGTACCATTCTCCAGAGTTATTTCTTCTAAAGAAATTTGTTCTAATTTTACGTCTACATTACTAGGATCAACACCTAATAAAGTTTTGACCTTTGATAATATCTCTGTAGCATTCATAACTATATAATGAATACAAGATATTTTTTTATATTTTCAAATAGAATTTTTTAAATACGACCTATTCCTTGCGCTTGTATGGAACCATCACAACACTTTATACTATAAGTATTATCTTCACATAAACAAGCCCTTCTAGCACCTTTAGGTGAAGTCCTGCTAGGTGTCTTAAATCGTTTTACTTTATTTGACATTATTTACAAATACAAAAATTGCAATTACACATATTTATCTTTTTATAGGTACACAGTTTGGTACTTTTCTACCATTTTTAATTTTAGTACCAATCATTTCGTAACCTGATTGACAAGGTTTTTTTAAATCTTCGCTATGTTGTTCACAAGGCATATACCAATCTTTACCTTCGTACTCGTGTACGTGGTGACCTTCACACCCTATGTTCTTAGCCATTTCTTCTGCCTTTTCTTTAGTAGAGTAAGCTAGACGATCATCTATAATAGCGTATTCTTCATTAATAACCTCTGAATATAAGTTTAGTTGTTTTATTTTACTCTCTGCCCAACTTTTAGCAGACTTACCACCCCATAATAGGTAACTTATTGTACCACAAGCAGTTGTATCACTAGGATCATAGTATTCTTCTGCTCTAGATAAGTAACTATACATTCTTTTTATAGTTGCGGTACTTACTTTCTCTTTTTTTGCTAATTGTTGCGCTCTAATCTTACCTACGTCTGTAGCACACTTATTATTTACTTTGTCGTTTAGTTCTATACCTCTTTTAGCATTATTTGCAACAGCATCAGGGTAATCGTTATAACTTTCTAGTGTGACTGTAACACCATTGACAATATCTTTTAGTGTAGACAATAAAAATTCTGCTTCTTGTGTTTCTATAGCACTTAAATCATCTTTTCTGTATGTAGACTTGTCTTGAAAATAACCTTCTATTGAAAAACCTTTAACTGCTCCTGTTTTTACAAATTCTTGCCATACTTTATCAGAATTTACCTTTACTGCACCTACCCAAGTACCTACAGGGTATTTTAAACCATAAAATGCTGTCTTATCTTTTACAGAATCTTCTACTATCCAACTTTCTACTAAACTAAGACCTTTTAATTGCATTTGGTGTTCTAGTGTTGCATTGTTTTGATTACCTTCCATTAAATACAACTCACTCGCTTTACGTACAGTATCTTTGCTAAAATATATATAATATTCGCCATCTTCTCCCATACGTAATATAGGTTTATTAGGTATAAGTAATGCGCCTAACAATATTCTTTTCTCATCATCTACCTCTGCTAATTTGTATTCAATATCTTTATTTAATGTAATAAAATCTTCTTCTATTGCTGGTTTTTCTACAATAGATATAGCTTCTATACCTGAATACTCTTGTTCTTCGTCTAGTATAAGTTCTACAATCTTCATAATTATATAATATATTTATTTATATTTTTTTTAAATTCCACTTTCGTTAATAATATTTCTATCTAATTGTTGTGCTGTTGTTACATCTCCAGATACAACAAATGCTCTTGTAGGCGGTTGATTATTTAGTGTTTCTGCTATTTGATTTAATGGTGATGATCCTACTATATTAAATGCTGGTGCTTGTGCTATTGGTGCTGCTGCTGCCGACACCCCTGCTGCTCCTGCTCCGCCACCGCCAGGTACTTTTGTACCAACTATATTTTTAACTGCAGTAAAACCTGTTGTAAGTGCTGTAGCAAATCCAATTAAACCTAATGGAAAAAATGGTTTACTATCTAATGCAGTAGTAGCAGCTTTATATGTACTCATTATTGCTTCTGCAGTTAATGCTGCTTTTGCTGCTGCGCTATTTTCATTTAATGCACCTGCTATTGCTTTTAAACCATCTTTAGCTAGATTAAATTTCATATCTGCTAAATTTTTGTCTAGTAGTTCTTCTTCTGCGTTTGCTTCTGCTACTAATCTAGTTTTTTCAGCTTGTGCTTCTTTAAATGCAGCTGATTCTTTATCGAGTAATTTTTCTTGTTCTGCAAATACATCTAATGCTAATTGTTTTCTAGCTTCTGCTGATTCTTGTTGTATTCTAAGCTTTTCAAACTCATTATCTGTTAAGTTAATTAACGATTGTCTTTCTGCTTCTTCTAGATCAAATGTTTGTTGTAAAAGATTAGTTTGTAAATCTACAGACTCTTGTATTAAAGTATTTCTATTAGTGAGTTGTTCTGATTCTATACCACCTATTCTTTCAGTTACCTCTAATAATAAGTTTTGCGCTCTAATTAATTCTTCTTGTGCTTCTATACTATCTTCATTTAAAGAAGCTTTAGCAGCAGCAGCTGCGACCTGTAATTTAGCTAACTTTAATTCTTCTTCTGCACCTTCCTGTAATATTTGACCTAGTTTTTCATTTGCTGCTATTCTATCTTCTATACTTTGGCTTACATCATCTCTTATTTGTCTTTGTTCTTCTGCTGCTTGTAATGTAACTAATCTTTGTTTTTCTTGTTCAGCAGCTGCTAACCTAGCTGCGTTTGCTAAATCAACAGAATTTTTTACCGATTTACCTGTTTCAGTAACATATTCTTTAAATGTTTCTACACCTTGTTTTATTTTACCTGTAAATTCAGATACACCTTCTTTTACTGTATCAGTGACGCCTTTAAATTTTTCTATACCTTGTGCTGCTTCTGCAGCTGCTCCTGCAAAATCTAATGATAATATTTTTAATGCTGCCTTACCAAAAAACTTTAAGCCTTCTAACGCTTCTGCCAATGGTTGTTTTACAGAATCTATTATTGCTTGACCAAAATCCTTAATACTTTTTAATGGTTCCTTGAAGAAATTAACTACATTATCAAAATTATCTACTATTAAATCTATAAAATCACGTATTAATTTTTGTACAGTTCCAGTTACTGTAGCAAATGCATCTGCCGCTTCTCTATTAGATTGAAAAGCATCACCTAAAAACCTAAAGGCTTCTAATGCAGCTTTTACAGGTATAGCTTTAAATGCTAGACCTATACCACTTATCCCTTTTCGTACTTTATTAGCTGTGTTACGTAATCCTTTTAAACCCTTTTCAGTTGCTTTAGCTTGTTTTTTACTTTGTTTCTCAACACTTTTTATAGATCCTTTTATTTCTTCAAACTCTTTTTGTATAGCTTCAAGATTTTTTTTAAGATCGCCTACCTCTACTTCTAATTCTATTGTTTTTTTGACTGCCATTTGCGTTCTTGTTTAAATTGATTATACGCATCTTTTATACTACTAGGTAGTTTATATTTACCTTTTGCTATTTGCACATTCTCGTTTTTGCTTCTAGAGTACTTTAATAATTCAATAATGCTATTTAACATATATATATAATACCTTTATTTTATTTTTTTAACAACTTGCATAATTAGATATTACACCGCTGCTACTTATTTGCGCTCTATAGTTATTTTCAAACTTATACCAGTTTCCACCACCGTTAAATTTATTATTAGCAGTACTTGCTCCTGCGTCTCTAGAATCTGTATATAATACTGTACTATTGCCTAGAGTTGTTTCATCATAATAAACTATAGTGCTTGGTGTAGTAGAACAAGCAGTTGCTGCATCACTACTTCCTGAACTAGATATTTTTATTCCAGATAAACCTGCAGTAGATGGGTTTACACTATCATACTGAAGATCTCCATTATCATAATTCCAATAAACTCTTTCTATATAACCACTACTATCTAATTGCCAAAACTGTGTATATTGAGATTGATAATCATACCATTGTTGCGTACTTGTATTATATCTTTGAATTTTAGCTGCAAAAAATGCTTGATCTGGATATAATTGATATTTATAGTCCTGCGGATAAGTATGTAAAGTTTTATAAGTACCTAAACCATATGATACAGGTGTTGTTAAGTTTTCATCTGTATATACCCTACTACCTCCTGTAACAGGTATAGTTGTCCATAAAAATTTAGTTGTGCTTAATGTAGAGTTAAATGCTGTTGTAATGTCATAAAAGTTTGTACTTGGATATGCTGTTGTTATTCTTAATCTTTGTACATCTAAATTACAATTTTGTTGTGTTCCCAATACTCCGTTACCTCCACTTATTTCATTATATGTATTTGGATTATACCTATACCATCCATCTGGTGCTAAAGTAGTAGCTCCTGAATCAGT